ATTGCTACCGCAACAGGTTCAATAACTTTAACTGCTTCATCTACGGATACAGAAACTTTTCCCGTTACTGCAACTGGAACAATTTCGTTAGCAGGAACAGGAACAGCGCAACTATTACAAACATCAGGTACGGGTTCAATTACTCTTAACGGTAACGCAACTTCTTTATTAACATTTGTAGATACAGCAAATGGTTCATTAACACTTACCGCTAATGGAACTATTGGATTAAAGTTTCCTGCTACTGGTAATGCTTCATTAACACTTAGCGGTAACGCAACAGATACCATCGCAATATCAGGTACAGCATCTATATCTTTATTGGCTAATGCAAACGTTGGCTCGTTTCTTATTACTACTGGCTCAGGTTCTCTTTCTCTTACCGCTAACGCAAACGCAATTATTAGTTACTTCACTTCTGGTTCTGGTTCTTTAGGATTATCAGCGACAGGAACGCCATTACTTTCTTATGTCACTACCGCTATTGGTTTACTTGGCTTAATAGCAAGCGGAACAATAAGTCAACCAAAGTATTCGGTACTTGGTAATGGTTCATTAAGTTTAGATAGTTCAGCAAATAGCAAATTAGTATTTTCGGGAAGCGGTAATGGAAGCGTTACGCTTAATGGAAATGCCTCAGCAAGAATCCTTGGAATGGGCTTTATTGGTTGGGGAATACCAGTATGATTAACACAACGCTGAATCACAAGAGCGACTAGGAGACACAATGGGCTTGCTTGATAACTTTGCAAAAAGAGTAGCGGAAGAACTAAGTAAATCTCCTAACCTTCCTGTCGGTGCCGTATCTATGACGCAGGAACAAATGCAACAACGTTCTAATGCAAATTTAACTACGTACGGACAAAGCGTTGGATTACCACGCGATGTAAATGCACCTATGGTTCCTTTCTCACCGGGAATGCCAATTATTCCTGGAGCCATTAACCCACCGTTAGATGAATCAGGTCGTCCTGCACCACGCCGTTATGAATTTCAAGTTGCACAAAATATTAACGTTACTGAAACACGTTTAGTTCCTTTTAAGACTTTACGTGCCGCCGCAGACCAGATAGATATTTTGCGTCGTTGTATCGAAGTATTGAAAGCAAAAGTTTCTGGTTTGCAATGGGATATTGTTTTGGCGGAAGATGCTTCTGAACAACTTATCTCTGAAATAGGTGGCAACCAAGTACGCGCCGCAGGTATTGCAAGAGAACAATTTAATGATGAAATTTCTCGCTTACGTCAATTTTGGGAGCAACCAGATAAGAGTAACGGTTTGGTATTTGCAGACTGGCTTAACGTTGCGTTGGAAGAAATTCTTGTACTAGATGCTTGGGCTGTCTGGCCTCAAAGAAGTGTCGGTGGAGATTTAATGGGATTACAAATCCTTGACGGCTCTACGATTAAACCTTTGATTGACGATAGAGGTATGCGCCCTGCTTCACCGTATCCTGCTTATCAACAAATTCTTTACGGTTTCCCACGTTCTGAATTTTCTGCTCCAGAAGAAGATATAGAAGCAGACGGAGAATTTAGTTCAGACGAACTCGCTTATATGATTAAAAACCGTAGAACGATGACTGTTTATGGTTACTCACCAACAGAACGTTCTCTTGCCGTTGCAGATATTTATTTGCGCCGTCAGCAATGGTTACGTGCGGAATATACCGATGGCGTTACACCTGAACTCTTAATGAAAACCGATGCAAACTTTGGTAATAACCCAGACTTGCTTCGTGCTTATGAAAATATCTTCAATAGTGATTTAGCAGGACAGACAGAACAACGCAAGCGCGTTCGCCTTCTTCCAGTAGGTATGGAGCCAGTTCAGTTCGATGGTTATGGCGAAAGATTCAAAGATGTTCTTGATGATTATTTAGTTAATTCTATTTGCGGTCACTACGGAGTTATGCCAGCAGAAATTGGTTTCTCTCCTAAAGGTGGTTTAGGTGGAGCAGGTCACCAAAAGGGTCAAGCCGAATCAGGTGAGGTTATTGGTTCACAACCTTTATCTAATTGGGTAGCGCGGATGCTTTCTAATCTCTCTTATGTATTTCTTGGTATGCCACGCGAACTTGAATTCAAGTTTATGCCTAGCGAACGTCAAGACACAGAAGCAATAGCACGTACCCACGATATTGAAGTTAAAAATGGTGCGATAACTGTTAATGAGATGCGCTCGCTTGCTGGTCGCTCTTTGATTGATTCACCAGAAGCAGATATGCCTATTATCGCGTTAGGTAATACCGCTTACTTCATAACAGAAGATGGCGTTAAATCTTTTGAATCTTTTGTTGACGCTACTGCAATACAACCTCCTATGAATAGTGTTGGAGATTTGCCTAATGACGCTGAAACTAATGAGCCAAACGAAACCGCAGAGATTGAAAGCCCAGAAGAAGAATCAAGCGATGCCGTTAAAGCGCAAGATGAAATTAAGCGTTTCTTGCGATGGATTAAAAAGTCGCCAGACCGTTCTTTCAACTTTCAAGCGGTTCCTGTCGTTTATTCGGAAGTGTTAAACAAATTCATTTCAATAAAGGATTATGACTCAGCACGTTGGTATGCCGAACGCTATTTGGCTTAACTAATGAAAAAGTTGTTCAGCGAAGCCAACGGCGCAAAGTTAAGACTTGCCGCCAGACGTGCTGATTTAATTCGTAACGCAATAAAGGATTCTGTTGACGTTAATAAAATTATGGAAGCGTGGACTCATACGCATTTCACCGACACTGTTACGCCAGCGCAAGCAAGAGAATGGGCGCAAGTTCATATCTACTTCGACAAGAAGCCATTAAACAAAGCGTTAGAAACTATCTATGCAGAAGGTTATGTTCTTGGAGAACAAATGGCGTTTGCTGCATTAGCCAAGATAAGACTTAACAAATCAGCCCCGACATTAAATCAAATGCGCGGTGCTATTGGTACTCCTTGGAAAACTTGGACACCGGGCAATAAAGCAGCCGCACGTTTATTGAATCCGCCTAACGGTTTGAAGAATCTATTGCAATCTCGTGGTGTAACAATAGACGGTATGAGTAAAACAACTCTTGACCGCATAGGAAGTATTCTTGCTAAAGCGTTAAAAGAAGGAGCAAGCCCACGTAGCACGGTTGCTTCTCTTTTAGATGTATTGCCAAAACCAACGGAAGCGCGAGCGCAGGTATTACAGGCTCTTGGTTATAGTGAAGTTGATTCTATGTTGTCCGACCCTGAACGCGCTTTAATGATTGCCCAAACTGAAATGAGCAGAGCCGTAAGTGTTGCTAATCGTGAATTGTATTTGGATTCTGGCGTTGAATTGGTAGAGTGGCTTACTGCTGACCCTTGTGATGAGTGTCAAGAGAATCAAGATGTATCTCCTATCAGTATTGAAGATACATTTCCAAGTGGAGATACTGAACCCCCTGCGCATCCTAATTGTGTTTGCGACTTAGCCCCGTATGTTGTAGATACTCAAAATATTGGTGAAGATGCGCTAGCATTAACACTTGACTAAGGAGAAACTAAATGGCAATTCAACACGTTAATGCAAGTACTCAAACAACTGCTACACCCCTTGTCACAATTAAAACAGGGTTAAAACAATTACAAGCCGTTCAGATTTACAATGGACATTCGGCAGCAATCTTTATTGGTGACGCAACTATCGCAACTTCTGGCGCAACTATTGGACGCACTATTGCTGCCGCTGGTTCGTTTCAACTTTGGTGTAATTCAGGCGATACCATTTACGGAATTTCCGCTGCGGCTTCTGCTGTCGGCGCAATCGTTATTACTTACTCGGCATAATCAAACAAGGAGAAATCAATGGCAAATACCAATCTATCAACTTCATATGCCGCTATTACAAAAAGCGTTAAGCAAGAAGATGGCTCGCTTATGGTTTATGGAAAGGCTACTGATGACGCTATTGACAGCGATAATCAAATTTGCGATATGGGTTGGCTCTCTAAGGCTATGCCTGAGTGGTTTAAGTCTGGCGGAAATATCCGTGAACAACATTCTAATATTGCGGCAGGAGTAGCGAAAGAACTTGACGCAAAGAACGATGGTTTTTATATTCGCGCACATATCGTTGATTCTTCTAGTATTAAAAAAGTTGAAGCGGATGTGCTAAAAGGTTTCTCAATCGGTATTCGCGGTGCGCGAGTTCAACGTGATGATAAGGCTCTTGGTGGTCGAATCATTGACGGACAGATTGTAGAAGTAAGCCTTGTTGACCGCCCTGCCAACCCTAATGCCAAACTTATGTTGGCAAAATCTAACGGAACGGAAATAATCCAAGTGGAAGAATTAGTTGAACAAGAACTACCAACAGAAGAAACTTTAGAAGTTATTGACGCTCCTGTTGCAGAAGAAGTTATTACAGAGCCAGTAATTGAAACTCCAGCAGTAGAGGAAACTCCTGCGGTTGAAGAAGTAGTGGAAGCAGAAAAATCTGATTCTACCGATAAGTGTCTTGAATGCGGTTGCCACAAAGTAGAAGATAATCACGGTAGTGCTGACGTAACTACTGCTGAAATGGTTCAAGAAAAATCAACCATCACACCTCTTCCAATTATCGAACGCGTTGGCGATGTTCAAGATGAAGAAATCTTTGAATCAGAAGATGATTCAAGTAAGTCTGCTCTAACCGATAGCACGATTGACGCTATCATTGAGAAAGCCGTAAAGAGTGCAACTGAATCTGTTCGTACAGAGGTTGAAACATTAAAGTCTGCTCACGCAGAAGTTATCAACAAATTACAGGATGAGTTGGCTGTGGCAAATTCAAAAGCAGCAAGCGGTGGTCCAAAGCGCACGGCTGTAAAGCCAGTTGCTACTGGCGTTAATGAGTTCATTAACAAAGCAGCAGAATATCGCGCAAAGGCAAACGCAACGACAGACCCAATCCTTGCAAAAGGTTGGAAAGAAATGGCTACGGACTTTGAAGCCAAAGCCAACGAACTACTAACCAAATAAACCTCTTTACGAAAGGAACAAACCTAATGGCACTTAACGCGCCTAAGGCAAGTGACTTGTTCAGCGATGCAGTATCCGCTAAGGATTCAGCTGCACGTATGGATGATTTCACTTCCGAACTCAATAAGTCAGTAGGAAATTCTGTATCAGACCCAACGGCAATTATGTCTATCAAGTCTGGTCAGTCAACATTCGCAGAAGCAAGCGGAAGTTCAGTAGCAGTTTTGGAGCGTCTTGTTACAAACAAATCACTAACTCCTGATGCTCTTGCTGGTCTTAACAACGCTCTCGCTTCACAACGTATGGCTATGGGAGAAGTTAACAAAGATATTTCTTTGACTTCACCTCTTTCAACTTCTTTTGCCGCTTTCGATTTGGAAGCACCAGCAAAGTTGCTTACACCACGCCCAACACCACTTCGTAACAAAATCGCTCGTAAAAAAGGCGTAGGAACTTCTCATAGAATCAAGAGAATTACAGGTTACACAGGTACAGGTACAGGTGGACAAGGAAACATTTGGCCGGGCATTACAGAATCTACAACAACACAGTTCGGTCAAATTAACTACGAACGTGGCGCAAAGATTTCTTATACTGCTGACGACATCGTTCTTCCTTATAACTCTTACTCACTATCAGATAGCGTTTCTTTTGATGCTAACTTCTCTGGTCTTGGTTACCAAGATTTGCGTCAACTATCTTCAACATCAACTCTTTACGCAACAATGTTGATGGAAGAACGTATGATGCTTATGGGTCGCGGAACTGCTTCTGGTTACGCAGGACTTCTTGGTACTCCTACCGTTGCTACACCAACAGTTTCGACTTCAACAGCAGGTCAAGTACCTCTTGCAAACGGAACAACTTACTACTTCTATGTAACTGCTGATGCTGGTTCATTTGGTGAATCTGCACTTTCAACAGTTGTATCAGTAGCAACTACAACAGCAACTCAGGTTGCTAACCTTTCCATCACACCAGTAACAGGTGCGCTTGGTTATAAAATTTATGTTGGTACAACCACAGGTGCGGCTAACGCTCACTATGTTGGTCGTATTACAGCCCCAACAGGTATTCTACAAGGTGCCGCTTCTACCAATACTCTTGGTAACAACCTTGTATTCAATACTTCTGGAATCACAGCAGATACAGTTACAACTAACCAAGCCGCAGGTACAGGACTTTCTGCATATGCAACTGGTTATGACGGAATTCTTCCAACTGTTCTTGGTGCTTCTTCAGGTAAGAACAACGCAATCAACTCAACCTTCTCTACATCAAATCCTGGAGTTGAATACCAAAACGTATTCTCTGCTCTTTATGATTCTGTAAAGGCTGACCCAGATGAGATTTTCCTTAATGGTGCAGACCGTAAGCAACTCTCAGATGCAATCAAGAATGGTTCAACTGCTAATTACCGTATCAACCTTGCACAAACTGATACTGGCGATTATGTCGGTGGCGCAACAATCGGCGCACTTCATAATGAAATCACAGGAAAACTTGTCAACTTGACAGTTCACCCTTGGTTGCCACAAGGAGTTTCACCAGTTGTTTCATACACACTTCCAATTCCTGATACTGAGGTTTCGGATGTTTGGGCTAACTACTTGGTGCAGGACTATATGGGTATCCAATGGCCAGTTAACCAATTCGCGTATGAGTTCTCAACATACTTCCGAGGAACATTCTTCTGTTCTGCTCCTGCTTGGAATGGTGCTGTTTCAGGTATCGTTTCTGCTTAATTAAATAGTTAAACGGAAAGGGAGAGAATCAGATAATGGGTTCTCTCCTTTTCTTCTAGTAGAAGGAAGGAAATTGTGTCAAGATTAATTGCATCAGACGGCGGTGTTAAAGGCGTTGATATTCAAACTGAACGCGGTACACGTTCTTATAACCCAGACCGCAAAGGAGTTATCCACGTTGATAATCCTAAACACGCAAGGCAAATGAAATCAGAAGGTTTTTTTGAAGCATCGCTTATGGGACCAACAACAAATAACGATTCGTTGGGATACACTTGTGTTGATTGTGGGTTTGGTTCTTGGTTCAAAAAATGTTCTCGTTGCGGTCACGATATGAGCGCAGACGTTAAAACAGACGGAGATTAAAAATGGCTATCGGCATCGCACCTACAACTTGGTTTAGTGAACTTCCTTATGTCACCGTTGCGGAATTTAAGAACGCGCCAACATCGGTAAGCATTGACAATTTAGTAGTAGGTGGTAATGCCGCCGCACAAGACGCTGAACTTTATAACGTTATTATGCGCGCATCATCTTTTTTGGATGAATACCTAAATCAAAACCTTAATGCTTCATCACAAATAGAAACACAAAGAGTTCGATTTACACCAGAAGGTTATATTGCGCTGCATCCAAATCAAGACCCAGTTATTTCGTTAGACTCTTTTCAATACGGCGCGACACCTAACAATCTTGTAACGCTACCTGATTGTTCTGTGGCTTGGTTTGAAGGACAACAAATTATTATTCCAGTTTCACAAATAGCAACTTCGTGGAGTTCATCTGGACCATTATCTTTTGGCGGTGGCGGTTCAACTCGTCAACAAACGTTTATTAAATATCAGTACACGGCTGGATATGTTAATAGCCTTATTGAAACTGCTACTGCTTCCAATACTTCTTTAACAGTTCAAAGCGCAACAGGCGTAGCCGCAGGAATGCAACTAAGAATTTATGATGGAGCAAATAGTGAAACCATTACCGTTGCTTCTAACTACGTGTACGGCTCTACTACCGTTCCATTGACCTCTGCGCTTCGATACAGCCACGCTAGCGGTATTGCCTATGGAAACTTACCTAATGCAATTAAACAGGCTTGTATCCTTGTTACAAGCGCGTTTATCAAGGTTCGTGGTGATAGTTCAATGATGATGCAAATGACTGTTAATCCATCACGTGCTACTGGTAACACTTCTGCTGAAACTTTAGTTGGCGATGAATTAACACTTGCTCTAAAGATGGTTGACCTTTACAGGAGAATCCGTTAGTGGCTGGTTCACGTTCAGCAG